CTTCGAGAACCTTAAGTTACTGGTCGGTAACATAGAGACCCTGTAAGTTACTCATCGGTAACATAGCGGGGAAGTAGTTGAACTTTCAACTACTTTCAATTGTCGATAAATCGATATTTACCCTTGTCGAATAATGTGATGTAAATCACACGAAATATCCTTGACACACCCCCCTTGAGCGTGAGACTCTTGCGATAGCAAGGTGGGAAGTGCCCACAGCGACAGGAGATAGAAAATGACAGCAAAATTAAACATTCACGATTTTAATATCTTGAAAGAGGCAATTGTTGACCTCTCTAAATCTGGTCACCTCACCGAAGGGTTCGCCTTGGATTTAATCGACAAGGTTGACGCCCTAAGGGTTGAGACCTTATCAATGGAGCAGAATTACGAAGAGTACGGATTCGGAACATTCCCATCACATTAATGTGAGGTAACTCACAGCCCCCAACCGTTGACAGGCGGCGCACGGTGCGAGACCGTATGGGGGCACGGGAACAATCCCAACTAGACAGGAGAATAAAAATGGCTAACTATAAATTAACAATAGAGGTAGACGACTGGGCGGATATGTACGGCGATTCATTGACCCTTGAAAATCAAATTATGGACTTAATCAAGGCATCAATTCTGCCAACTCTAAACCTTAACCTTAACTCTTACCAAGTTGTAAGAAAGAGAGGCTAAGGATATGAGTCTCTTTCAATGCAAAATATGCGGCGAAGAATGGGCTACCCGTATCGCCAACCCTACCGGGGTGGGGGAACCCGTCGAACTATGCAAGCCTCACTTTGAGGTACTAATGGAAGCACAAGCACAAGCCTATAAAAAATTACTAGAGACAGGAGAATAAAATGAAGCCGCAAACACTAGGTGCAATTATCAAGCGAACAGGGATTCTAAAATCACAGCAACGCAAGGGGAATATGTATAACTATTCAACAGAGGGGTACACATTGACCCGGCAATATGACGGGCGATACATCTTCGATTATTACGGGCGCCTTGAGTTAGCCCGACGTACCGAATCACAAGAGCACGCTCTCAATGAGCGACGCAGGGAAGCGGTGCACAAGGTGCTCACGGTGCTAGGGGAACGGGGAATTCCCACCTTGCTAGACGGTATGACTATCTACATAACATTACCAACAGAGACAGGAGAATAGAGAGATGAGTTACGCAATCAAAGAGGCAATGAAAGATGAGTTCAAGAGAGCAATCAAGGATAACGGGGAGACCGTCGAAGATATCCGGGACAATTCTCACGAGTGGGTCGATGGATATCTTCCGATATTTTACAATCGAATCACCGAAGAATGGCAAGCAATGCCAAGCGAATACAATGACAGGGGCAGGGCGGAACTAGGGGCGGGAGATGAGTTCACTATCTATAGCCTTATGAGTCTAGACCTGTACCTCTATTACACCGACCTATTCAATGAGGTAATCGACGAGTTGGAACAGGAGATAGAAGAATGAGTGACTTCATTGATTGCCAGAATTGCGGGGTAACTATTCATAGATTGTATGAGACCTTTCCGGGGAACATATGTCTAGTCTGCCACGCAAAGGCAGAAGAGAATCAACCGATGCCAACAGCGCAGGATATTCGCCAGATGTGGGGTATGTGACCTAACTCACAGCCTAAACTATTGACACGCGATAGCACCTTACATCACACTATAACTAACACCAACAGACAGGAGAAAAAAATGCACGATTGCTTACAGACAGAAGAGGGATTCATTCCCTGCTTGCGTCACCTTGACGGGACTAAATGCTTCATCACCTTCTGCCAAGATTGCGGTAAGGATATCAAGAGAGATTGTGAGGTTAACTAATGATAGAGAATGAGAGTTGCTACGGTTGCGACAGATTCTTTCCAAGCAATGAGTTAGTTGCAGGGCAGGTCGACGGTTACGCCGTGAAAGTCTGCGAAGATTGCGGGGAGAATCAATGAATAAAGATTGTGTGATGTGCGGTAAAAAATCACAGCGCCTAGTAGGTCGATGGTATCAATATGCCAACGGTGAACAATTCTTAGAGTATGTCTGCGCAAGGTGCGCGGAGCTTCATACTAAGTTAATCAACAGATAAACAATAGAGACAGGAGAAAATAGAAAATGAATCTAAGCCTAACAAGTCAAGAGATGGAAGTATTACTAAGTATCACCTCACAAGTGGCACATCACAGCGAACAGCACGAGAAGGTATGGCGCGAGGTGTCGAAAGAATTCTTACGTAAGTTTGATGAGGTAAGGGCAAGCGAAAGATTACAGGATAACTATCAACTAACAGGGGGTAAATAAGAATGAAGCAGATGAATCAGAGAGACGCAATACATTACATCGCAACACAGCAAGAGTTTAGGGCGAGTGCCCTAGAAGGGCGGGTGTATGGGGTAGGTAATGGCAGACTAGATGAACAAGAGACCGCTTACTATAACCGAGACCTTAACGCGGTGATGTACTGGGTCTATTCATACAGCACACCTATTGCTTGGTATACAGAGGGCAACGGTTGGTATGTGGTGGAGCAGAAGTTTAGTTCGACCACTAGCAAGCACCAGAATTATGTACGCCAGGCTATCGCCGAAGCCAATGAATTGGTGGGTGCATAATGAATATGCAAGAAGCAATTGAGCAAGAGGCAGAGTGGATGTTTGAGAGAATGCGTGACCTTGGGGTAATAGGTGGGACAGAGTATGCCTACTATCAAGGGAGAATTGATTCTCTTGCTTGGATATCTCGACAGTTAGATGAGGTGAGAGTATGAATCTATCTGCGGTAGATACAGTTCAAGACCTAGCACAATGGGTCACAGAGAATATGCCAGGTGCACGATTGACAGAGGATAGCGCAGGAGATATCGTAATCCATACGGGGTTAGTATCCACAATGGGCGGGTACTTACATAAGACAGGGGATGAGGAATGATTAAGGTTGACAGCATAGAGGCAGAGTATTGTCTGCCTTGTGCAGATGAGTTAGATATCGAAGGCGTTATCGTAGACAGAGAGGGTGAGTGTGTGAACTGTGAGACTAACTAAGAGAGGCAAGAGAGTGCGAGGATTGTTTATCCTTGCAGGTATAGCAACCTCTATCTGGTGGCTAATCACCGGATTCTGGTGGACAGAGGGCGGTATATGTATCGGCACTATGGCTGAGTGCTTGGCAGGTGGGTTATGAGAAATCTACCTGAGCGTATCAATGCTATGAAATGCGTAACTTATGACGTTGAAGTAATAGTTGATGCAATGATGGCTATGGAGTACAAGGATACACCGGAAGAGATAACACTAGAGGATATTTTGGAGTGGATTAGTGATGATGTCGAGTCAGACATTAATTTCTCCAACGTATTATATCAAGATGAAAATGGTGGAGAACTATGACCGTATGCGGAGACCATTTAGTACCCATTAAAGATTGCGGGTGTAGACCGTGACGCTATTGATTATTGCAGGGCTACCCATTATTGTATTAACCGTGCTTGGAATCCTAAGTACGCAACCTATAGCAGATGAGACAGGAGAATAAAGTGAGTACGCAACAAGAGATTGACACAGCAATAAGCACGCTTGAACAGGCGGTGCAAGCACTAAAGGATTTAGGATTCTTAACAGAGGGGGACAGTGATGAGTGAAGTTAAAGTTGTATTCACAGGGTACATCAACATAGATAGTGATGAACCTATCGCAGACGCGATTGAGCAGACACGCTTGAATTATGGCAACGAGTTCGCAGATTATGCAGAGTTCACGATAGTGGGTGCAGAGAATGAGTGAGCCTATGTACCTACAAGGTGACAGCGTAGCCTTGGCTAACAACACTCATTCGATACAAGAGATTGAGTGCTGTGTATGTGATTCACCTCAAGAGGTAGAGGTAGATGAATCAACCTCACACGGAGAGACCATTTGGTATGCAGAATTTGATTGCAACTATTGCGGAGCAACGCAAGAGAAGGAAGGTTGGTACTAATGAATACCTATCGAGTATCGTATAAGGTAGAAGGCGTGCGTATTGTAGGTGTCGAGTTACCAGAGGGCGTCGAGCCACCGCAAGGCTTCCATCTATGGGACTACAACAAGCAAGACCAATGGCTATATGAGAATCAGATTGACAAGTCAACATATCTTGAGGACATACACTTTGCAGAGGCAGAGTCGGTGCTCAAGGTACGCCATCTCAAGGCAGTATGAAGTTACTTAAACACGCCTCACTTATCTATGCAGTTCTATTCCTTGGTGGCGGTGGCACGCTCATCATTCCCTACCTATTAGCAATTACAATTCTTTATATGACAGGAGTTATAGGATAATGATTGACCCGGAATATTTACCACCTGCTTGGACTAAAGAGGCACGGTGTGCAGAGGTAGATACAGAGATGTTCTTTCCTGATAAGGGAGACATCACCTCAGCGACATCAGCACGCAAGATATGTAATGGCTGTGAAGTAAAGCAACAATGCTTAGAGTATGCACTAGATAACCGTGAGATATACGGTATATGGGGTGGCACTAATGAGCGAGACCGCAGACCTATGCTTAAGGCTAGGGGTATAGCGTGTTAAAGGATAGAAGTTGGCACGCAGAGGG